AATAGCACTATTAGCTAGTTCAGTATTGATGCTTTCAGTAGCTTTGGTGAAGTTCAATCAAGTTAAGTTAGAGTCAATGGCAAAGGCTACTATAGCAATAACGGGATTGGTTTTTATTGCAAGACTTGTAAAGGGTGCTAGTAAGGATATATTACAAGGAGCCGCTGTAATAGGAATCTTAGCTGCTTCTTTACTTGCTACTGCTTATGCTTTAGTTGAATTCAATGAAGTTGGTTATGATGCTATGGTTAAGGCTGGAATAACTTTATTGGGATTGGTGGGTATTGCTAGAATTGTTGGAGGAGCTTCTACATCAATGTTGAAGGGAGCTGCTGTAATAGCTATCTTGGGAGTAGCTTTGATTCCTGCTGCTTATGCTTTGTCAATGTTGGAAAATGTGGATGTAGGAAAAATAATAGCATTCACAGTTTCTATTGGTCTATTGGCAGGAATATTTGCTCTAGCTGGAGCAGGAATTGCATTTATAGCTATTGGTGCAGGAGCAATTGCTTTGATGTCAATTGCTTTAGTTGCCTTTGGATTTGCACTGAACACGGCACTTGGACAAATTGCAGATTTTAATGTCTTAATTGCTTTTGCTACTATGTTAGGCTTAATGGCTGCTACATTTGCTATTGTTGGACTTGCTTCACCTCTTATTATTCCCGGAGCATTTGCTGTTGGAGCAATGGGACTTGCATTGATTCCTTTTGCGAGGGCTATGGAAATAATTTCTGGTATATCTTTTGATATAGAAAAAATAAAAGTTTTGGATGAAGCTATTAGAATTATGGCTTGGAGAGCTGTCAAAGAAGCTCCCTTATCACCTCTGGTGTTGGTGGGTTCTGTTGCTATTGGAGCATTGGGACTTGCATTGATACCCTTTGCAAAGGCTATGGAAATACTTTCTAGAACTTCCTTCAACATCGAACAAATAAAACTTCTTGATGAAGCAATTCGAATTATGGCTTGGAGAGCTGTAAAAGAAGCTCCTCTTAGCGGTTTACTTGCAATTGGTTCTCTTGCCATATCACTTTTAGGAAAGGCTTTGATGCCTTTTGCTAAATTTATGGAAACATTATCCAATTCAAATATAAATCCTCAACAAATGTTGGCCTTCTCACATGCTGTGTCTACATTGACCGACACAGCAGTTTTTGCTGGTTTGCTTGCTCCTCTTATAATATTGGGAGGCATTGCGTTGGGGTATTTGGCAAAATCATTATTACCTTTAGCAAAAACCATGCAAAACTTGATTGGAATTGACTCCAATGTTATGTTATCATTTGCGTATGCAGTTAAAACACTTACATCGACAGCAATATATGCAGGTATATTTTTTCCATTCATATATTTGGGCTCTAAAATATTGCCTATTTTAGCTCTGAGTATGATGAGTTTTTCAAATATGATGAATTCCATCAAGGATGTTCCATATGAAAATATGATTGCCTTTGCTAATTCAGTGCGGAGTTTGATGGCGACTTCGGTTCAAGCTGGTCTAATGTTTCCACTAATCGCTTTGGGTTCTCTTGCTCTGGGAATACTAGGAAATTCACTTCAAGGTTTTGGAGAATCTTTTGCTAATATTCGAGGATTGAAAAAAGAAGATATTGATTCATTTGAATATGGAATTAGAAAGATGATGGATTTGGTTTCGGGCATTGGAGTAATAGAAGGAATTAAATTCATAGCTAAAGTCAAATTATTATCCGGTAGTCTTGAACAAGTTGGTCAATCGCTCAAACCTCTTTCCAAAGTATTTTTCAACATGAAAGGATTTGATCCAGATATATTGTGGGATATCGCAGATTCTATGGATTATTTCATAAGTTCCATGATAAATCTTAAAGTGACCGATCCAGAAATATTTATTGATGTATTCGGAAAAATAATGTCTATAGATGGTGATTTGCAAATATTTTCAGAAATACTATCTTTCTTTGCCGATAGTATGGAAAAAACCAATAAGGAAACAAATATTTTCCTTTCTTCGTTGGAAAGAATGGCATTTCTTGCTGAACCCTTGAATAAATTATCGGAAGCTCTTTATAGTCTCTCTGGTGCAATTGTATTGATGGGAGATTCCTTATCTTCATTGAGTGATGAAGAAATGTTGAGAATCATAAGAGTTGCTTCGGTTGTTGGAGCAGAAAAACGAGTGAGTTCAGTAGCTGGAATCGGAAACCAAGGTAGAAACATAGCAAATGGAATTAGAAAAGAAGGAAACATCAGTGAATTGGGAAGAAGTGGAACAGCTATAAATGGAAGAAAACCCAAAATAAAAGAAAATGGTGCTTTTTCTAGATATCAAGAAAGTGCCAATCATGTTGTAGAGATGCTATCTAGAGATGGAATTGATGTTTCGGTGAGTAAAGTGGAATCCGTAAACACGAAAGCAAATATACCTGTATCAGCTGTAATTGACGGAAAAACAATAGATTTGACAAGATTCCACAATGAAAAAGAAAAAGAAAACATAATGGTAGCAACTAAGATGGCAGCTAGAATGAGAGGAGATTCATATTCGGAATCGCCAGATAAAAAGATTAGTAATATCGGTGCTTATGGGTCTGCTATTTCCGAATCCCCACGAACTGAAGTGTCACAGAAAAGGGGTGAAGTTACTTTAGACACAATTGCTATTAGAGATAGTCAGTTATCTGAAGCTCAGAAAACAAATGAAACATTAAATATTTTGGTCGAGAAAAATGAAGAAATGATTAGAGTTTTAGGTGGAGAAAAAACTCGCGGAGAACTTCTTGAAGGCACTAGAAAAGAAAAAATTGAATCAGCCGATGAAATGGATTCTATAGAAAAAACAATCCAGAAAAAAGAAAAAGAAGAAAAATCTTGGTGGGAAAGTTGGTTTGGTTCTGATGATGAAGAGGAAGAACAGATAGTCAAGGAACCTAAGAAAAATAATCGCGGCTCACCTTCCTCCATTAGACCATCTTCATCTATTATGACAACTAACACGGATAATACTATATTGAGTGAAATAAAGAGTGTATTGATGCAGACTAAAGAATTGCATGAGCAATTCTATGAAAGTAAATCTAACGCATCAACTTCCCCTGTAGTTATGCAAAATAACACTAATATTTCCAATAGAACCACACAGCAAAGCTCTGTTTCCAGACCTTTGCGCCCAGTAGATCCTATGGCAAGTAGGTTAAGATATAAAAATAATATATAAAAAAACACTCTCCGAAGAGAGTGTTTTCCCGAGTTCTTGAGAAGTATCAAAAATCAATCATCATCAACAAGTTTCTCAAAGTAACTCATAGCATCGTCGTCTTCATCATTACCATTTGATGGTTCGAAGACTTCCTTCTTTGCCTTTGACGAAGAAGCTGCAACAGCAGCATAATCATCCTCTTCAGTGATGGAACTCTTTCCACCACTCAACGAACCACTGATAACCCGCTGAAACTTCTCAGAGAGTTCTTCGTGACTCTTGAACTGTGACGGTTCAATGAATTCCTTGAGTGAATACTGTGAATTCCAAAGCTTCTCCAAACTCTTGTCGTCACCGTCAAGAAGTTCTGAAGGACTGTCAAACTCCGACTTGTCGTAGTTCACATACCCCTGAACAGTGCGAATCTTGAGTTTGAAGTTTGCTCCACTCCAGTAATCAAAAGGATTCATTGGAGATTCGTCCTCAAATTGAGGCTTCATGACTTCACTGATCTTGTCAAAGATCTTCTTTCCATACTTGTAAAGGAAAACCTTTCCTTCATTCTGTGGATTTGTTGGATCGGATACAACATAGATGTTGGAAATATAACTCAACTTTCGCTTTCGCTGACGAGCAATTTCCTTGTCCGATTCAACTCCACTGTTCCACAACTCGTTGTTTCCTTCACAAACAGGACAGGGAAGACCCAAAGTTGTTGGACAATTCTCAATGAACCATCCACCCTTTCCCTGAAATCCGTGACTGAACATTCGTGCCCAAGGCACATCTTCGTTTTGTGGTGGTGGTAGAAAACGAATTACAGCATATCCGTTTCCACTCTTGTCTCGTTCTGCGGTCCAGAATCGGTCATCCTTGTAGGATTCTGATCCCTTGCTGATCTTGTCGATCTCTTTTGATAGAGTATCAATATTTGCCTGCGACTTTTTCTTCAACTGATTAAATGTACTCATTGTATCTCCTTGTGTGCGTTGTGTGCGATGTATACGAAGTATTATAGTATATCTCTGTTTGTAACATTGTCAACCACAATTTTTGACATTTTCTTTTTTCGTTCCCTACTCATACTTAGAAACTTTTCATATTTAGCATATCTGTTGCCAATCTCAGACCAAACTGGATCCATAGACAATACATCATTCCACCTCGGCATGAAACTGACCAACATGTTTAGAATACAAAAGGTTTCTGGTGACACCTCCTTTCTCATTAAAAATTTCAAAAGCCATGGATGATTTCCGTCTTTTTCACAGAGAAAAAGACTATCAAATTTCAAGTTGTTCTCCTCAAGAAAATCAAATAGAACATCACAATCTTGACGGAAAACATATTCAATGCTCTCGTTTCTCTTCTTCCAGTCAATATGGTTTTCCTCTGCTTCGGATGAGAAGAAATCCTTGACCCAAAAATTGTTGTCTTGAATGAGGTTTGCTATGAGTATTTCCACAAGTTCTTTTTGCTTGTGTTTCTTAGCAATCTTCTCAAAGAAGATTCTATCCGAGCGGGACATATAGGTGCTTTGCTTTATCTTCTTCTTTCCATATTTGAAGAAGTCGTAGCTCTTTGTGTTGAAGTGGCTCTTCAGTGATATGTATATGCAGTAAGCATCATATCCAGAGGATTTTTCATTTCTTTCCATCACCAACATTCATCTCACCTCATTTGAAAGGAAGTCGTTTTTGCTTTTTGTCTTTTGGTATGAGATTGAGGTCTTGTCCCTCCATCTTTAATTTTGCTTTCATGCTCTTCGGAATAAGTTTACCTACACTCGCTGGATCAACTCCGAATTTTTCGCAAACGTCTATGACAGCATCTATGTAAGTCACATCCTTTTTCTTGGCTATTTTTTCAACTTCTTCCGCAAATCTTTTCTGAAGTTCAAGAATTGATCCCATTCAACACTCCTCGCTTTTCAAGCTCTTCCTTCGTTTCTCTGAGTATTTCATGTGAAGAGAACAGATCTTCATCCTTTAAAATATCATTCCAATAATTTTGAATGGTTGTCTTTAGAGAGGGAACATAATCACGACAGTCCTTTACGAAAGCCTGTGTCGTTCCGTCATCGCAAGAAACCAAAACTACGATTTGATCTATCCTTTCACCTGTTCGTTCTTTCCACATTATACTGTAACAAGTTGCTTGTTCAAAGTAATTCTTTATCCATGAAGACTTCTTTGGTTTGGTTGAACCCTTGAAGTCAATGACAGAAAGAGTTCCATCATACTCTGCAATGCAATCAACCCTTCCTGCTAGACCCAGAATATCAGACCAAAGTGGAACTTCAAGAGCTCTAACATTGTCAATTTTGTCCAGCTCATCCTTTAGTTGAACAAAGTGTCTCTTCTCTGAAAGAGAAAGAGCATCAACAAATTCATTGTCGTTGTTCAAATAGTGTTCAATGGTGTCGTGGAGTGTATTCCCTCTTTGCTGACAGTATTGAAGAGTCTTCATGTTTTCTGGATTCTTTCTCCAGTTATCAAAAAACGCCTTCTTTGCGTGTCCTGTAACAGTAGTCACAGAGGGATACCATTTGCCCTTCTTTGTGGGGGATTCATAGAAACGACCATGAGAAGTTTCCATAACTTCCATGTCTCTGTGTTCTAGATTTACCTCTACATGATTGAAAGGCATTAATAGTCCCTTATTGTGTTTTTTGGGTGGTGTTGTTTGATTTTTGAAATAACTTCACGGAACCCACCATCGGGTCTTTTCAAACCCATCTTATGAGGTTCACTCATTATAGGAGCTCCAATGACTCTAGTCACGGATTTTTCTTTGCATTCTGGACAAGGGGTTTTACAAGGTTTGTCGCGGTTTTTGTAGAGAACAATCTCGTCCCAAGAATGTTCACATTTGGTGCATTTGTAATCGTATAAAGGCATAGTGTCCTCACGGATTATTTATAAGGTTTTTGGTGGAATTTTGTTCAAAAAATTTAGAAAACCAGGCAGGCGTTTTTGAGTTTTTCCACTTTGCAATACTATTTTTTTCGTAAATATAGTAATTGCGGTATGCTAAAACAACATTTCTGTTCTTATACTCTTCCGGCATAGCTTGTGCAAACGTAGTAACAGTTGTTTCTTGTGGTATGTTGTTTGGTGGGTTTATTTCACACCACCGGATAACTTTTTCACAAGCATGAGTTTTTCCATATCTCCTTGTGTATTCCTTACACAACTCCATTCCATGAATACAAAGCCAAAGATAATTTCCCAATGTCTTTCTTGCCCAAACAGTGCATGGATGATTCACCATAGTTGACTTGTAGAGAATATTTTCTCTTTCGTCTTCAAGAATATATGTTTTTCTATTTCTTGGTGTTCTAGACTCAACACCATCCAAGAATCTATGATTGGTGCAAAGCATCTGGGCAGATTCCAGAGGCATTTTCACGATATGCTTGTCCAGTAAAGAACGAGCAGCGATTATTGGGTCTTTGTCCACTACAAAAATGTTCATTCTTGAACTCCAATGTATTCATGAGAATAGCATATTCTATGTGCTAATTCTATCTTGGCGACCCCCCAATGTTTGTTGTTTTTTCTGGGCTTATAGTCTGGTCTGTTCTTTTGGTTTTTACTGGTGGGTTTCCATTTGGAACTGTTGTTTCTATATTCCCCCAGTTTTATGTTTGCAGTCTTGGAGAAGAACCTCTTTCCTTCTCTTTTTAGAATCTCTCCTATTGCTTCGGACATTGTATTTCCCAGACCCAAACCTTGGTAATCACAGAGAACAACCAAACGATGCTCTCTCCATGCATTTTTCATCGTTCCGCTGGGTAGAGTCAAAACAGATTCAAATGCTACTGGATTGTTTTCCCAATACCCGACATAGCATTTTGCTGCAACATTCAATTTTTCACTAAGATAGTGATGTTTCTTAAAGAGTTCCCAAAAGAAACGCTTGTATTCTTTCGGTATTTCAAAAATATCAAGTTCTATCTTGGGTCTAGTATATTTCAACTTTCGCTACTCTCTTGAGGTTTGAGCGAACATCTTGATTATGAATCTCGTTTGAGTCGCAATCAAAAACCCAATCAGGTTCCAACCAATCCAAGATGTCTCTATGACATGAAGAGAGAACCACATTCTTGATGTTGGTTTTCCGAATATACTTGGAAAGACTGACAGACAAGGACTTTGCTGTTTCGCGATTTACCACACTGGTAAATTCGTCTATGATACAATTGTCTCCAATTACTCTTGCAACATACGCACGATACTTTTCCCCATTGGAGAGAACGTGATATGGTTTGCATAAAGTGGGGACAGAAGAAATCCCAGAAGCAAACAACTTCTCCAAAGCAATATCTGGTGTATCAAAATGCGAAACGATAGCCTTCTGTGAATTCCATTCCACAGAAGGCTCCGTAAATGAGAAATGATGTTTAAGTATCTGAGACTTACCACTTCCACTTGAACCTACTATAGCTCCCAAATGAAAACCTTCCTTTGGTTTTAGAAAGGAAGGAAGTTCAAAAAAGGATTTCCCGTCAAAGTCGTAATCAAAAGCTATAGATACCTTTTCTGTAAACTTGTCGGGAACTACATGAGTTTCAAGTCTCATAACCATATCCAGGCATAGGAATTTCATAGAAAATCTCAAGACCCAAAGCCTTTGCCAATGCCCATTCTGCCTTTGCACCACGACTTTCAGACCAACCACTCAACATGTAGATTGCTCCGCATTCCTCACAAATACACTTCAAGTCTCGGAGAAGAATCTCTCTAAGATGGTCTTGATGTTGAGTGTTTCCATCAGGATTGAAGTCAAATGGACTTGCATCCAAACTGTTTGTGTGGTGTGAATCCAGTTCTGCCGGATTGATGACATTCCAACCACTCTTCTCAAGAAGTTTGGTCTTTTCGTGGAAAGCATCATAGTTCCAATTGTCGTAACCACGCATTGGACCAGCAACGTAAATGGTGTTATTTCTTGCGTTCATTTTTTCCTTTCTTCTTTGAGGGAGACTTCTTCTTTTTCTTCTTTGAGAAGATCATATCCCAACCCTTTGACCACTTGTCATAGTCAAGTTTGCGATATGTGTCTCCCTTCCCGGCGCCATGTTTTCCTTCCATCAGATATTGAATCCAATGTCCTTTGCCTTATACCAAGAAACTTCAGTGAACTGAGCATTGGTATCTTCCGTAGCATTCCAAGTCTCCATGACTTGAATCTGTGGTCCCCATGTGGTATCATTCATCGTATTGATGACTGTTGCCTGCTTGTTGTTCTTGGGGATGATAATGACCGAACCGAGACTCTGGATTTCTTCACACGATAGGTTTTCACAATTCATTTTGTTTTCTCCAAAATATTTTTTACTGAACACTTGAAATCCGATATGAATGAAGTATACTATGTTCATCGGACAAGTCAAGTGAACGACTAAAAAAACTCATAAAAAAATGTTCGTAGTTTCTTAACCTTCCTTATACATACTTCTTCGGAGGATATTTAGTTGCCTAGAAAGAAAAAAAACAAGAAAGATATTCAAAGTTATCATTGGGGTGAAGAGCCTCAATGGGATGGATTGTCTCCAACCGAAGCAGAGAAAAAGTATGCCTTTGCTTTGAATTGGTATAACTACATGGCATCGGATAACCAAAAGAAGAAGTGGGTTATTGAATATGCTAAAAGTAAGAAAATGAAAAAGGAAGTAGTCAAGCAATTGGAAGGAGTTGACGCCAAACGGTTTGACATCGGGTATGGCGAACTTTCTGGTGATGACTTGGGGTTGGACACGGGTGTATATGCTCGTCTCCTTACACTCAATGCTCCGGTCCCTAAAGAGAAGGAACTTAAACTTAAGAAGTGTTTAGTTCATCTCATCACAAAGAAAAGTAAGACCTCTTCCGATGAGAGAAAAATTCCAAACATTCAAGAAAACATTCGGAACAAGTCTTCTGAAATTCTGAGTGAAATCTATGAACATGAGGAAAAATTGTTCTCCTCCCAATTCAAAGAGGGAAGAGAAGAAACTTTACGAATTGTTCGTAGAGAAGAGACAAAGGCAGCACATTGCCGTTTCATTAGAGATGAGTTATCATCTACTCTCATTGAGATTGAAAACATTCCTCACGACAAGCAACTAAAAGAAGCATATTCCAACTATAAGAAAACATTTCTCAAGAAATATGTTTTGTGGTTGAAGGACATGATGAATGAATGTGACTTGAAAATGGCAAATGTCAGTCGTGTTCGCAAGCCTCGAAAAAAGAAGGTCAAGTCTGCTGATGAAGTTGCAAAGAAAGCACAGATTCAGGAATCGTTTTCTGAGTTAGGATTGAAGTCAATGGCTGCTTCTGCTATCGTTGGTTCTTCATCCGTTGTTCTCTACAACACAAACACAAGAGAAATTCAGGTATTGACTTCGTTCAATGGTCAAGAATTGACTATTCGGGGAACAACCATTATGAATTTTGACCCATCCAATTCCTTCAAGAAGCGAGTTAGAAAGCCTGAAGTCATTAAAACAACCTTCTCCAAGAAGGTAAATAAAACCACTTTCAAGAAATTTTTTGAAGAATTGTTAACCAAACCATCTACACCAAATGGTAGATTGAATAAATACACTATGATTCTATGTGTTTTTTGAATAAAAGGAATAGTAATGGCTACATTCATGCTGACTGAGATTCTTGAGAAAACAAATTCTCTCTTGGAGAAAAAAACAAAACAGGGTAGGTTGGAAGCAATAAGGTTTTTGCAGAACAACTCCAAACCCACTTTGAAGTTACTCTTCAAATATCTACTCGATAAGACAGTTGTCTTCTATAGAAAGGATTGTCCGTCATACACACCAGACGATTCTTTGAGAGAAGCTCCAATTTCAATTCTAGAACAAGAACTGAAGAGATTTTACATCTTTGAAGAGGGGTATAAGTGTGATACTGTAAGAAAGGACCAAATCTTGGTTCAAATACTTGAGATGTTGAATCAAGAAGAAGCAAATTTGGTTTGCAATCTACTACAAAGAAAGAACCCATATAGAAAAATTACAAAGAAATTTGTATTGGAGGTGTTCCCCGAAATGGGGTAATGGTCATGTCAAAAAGTAAAAACGATAAGAATAAAACCAACCGTGATTGTTATGAAGATAGTTACGGGGAAGCTGAAGACGGAAAGAAAAGAAGAAAATCTGGAACAGAAATATTAAATTCCTATTACACAGGCGAGTATGAAGAAGAGGACTTCTACTATGAAGAAAGAGAAAAATTCAGAAGCAACGGAAGAAAAAGAAATCACTGAAAATTGGGACTTGGAAGCTGATGTCCATCAGGATCCACCCAAGTCAAAGTGAAAGATATTCAAAGGCGCAATATTTTGCCAGATAAAAGGAATCTATGACATCCGATACAGGATTGTCTGATTCCTTTAATTTTGGATTGATATGGTTCTTGATATCAATATTGGTTTCTCTGAGGAATGATTCATACATCATCTCCTTGGAAGCATTTCCCTTTCCAGAAGCAAATTTCTTGAGTGTTGTGGGAGGAACTGTATCGAAAGGTAGTTCGTTTACATATAGTTCATGTTTAAGTATTCCGCAATTTTCTGCGATATGAAATACTCTACCTTTTGACCCCATACTATAATCTTCAATTATCACTAAAGAACATCCTTGGACTTTATCTATTGCCCAAGAAGCAATGTTCTTATATCTTTGTATTGGATTCCGCCATTCCTTGAACACTTCAGAGTTTATTCTTCCTTGGTAGAATAAATTATCACCTAAAGTTTTTTTGTTGGTCAGAAAAAACCATTTGCAATCTCTGGCATTGAATTTTGATAGAGACCCATTGTAGACACAAATACAAGGACACGACATTGAATAATCAATACCAGCAATCTTTGTAACTATATCCTGTTCCATATAATTATTTAGGTATAAAAAAAGAAAAGAGAGGCATTTCTGCCTCTCTTAAACTACAATTTTGAAGAATTGTGTTATGAAGATTCATTCGCACTCTTCTTTACGAAGAGTCGCGATACGGTGTAACCCATTGCACCTAGTGCTGCGAGTGCCATACCGGCAATTTTCATTGCGATATGCTCATCAGGAAGAGCTCCTGAAGCAGCAAAAGCACCTAGAGCACAAGCTCCGACTGACAACCAAAATTCTGTTGTCTTGTAACCAGGTTTTACCGTTGGTGTAGTGGTTTCTTCTGCCATTACTTACTCCTTCTTTTATTTTTCTTAGAAGAAGCTTCTTCGTAACCTTCTTCTTCATTAAAAATTACTTTTGTAACCGAAATGTATTTCTTTGGAGCATCTCCGTAGATATACAAAAGGTTAGTTTTTTCACATCTGTAAACTTCGTTGCCTTCGCAGTCATAGCCAATTATGGCATCTTCTACTGGGCAAACCTGTCTACATCCAAACATTCCTTTAAACATAGTTCAAGCTCCTGTTATCATACTCTTGTTGGAACAGGGGTGTTTCCTACATTCTCGGGAAGGTCAAGTTCGTTACCACTAAGTTCAATGATCTTGCGGCAACTTTCAAGAACTGCGTTGAGTCTTTCGAGGTCAAAGCGATTGATTCCCGAAGCGAGGTCAGCTGACTGCGACTCGGAAAGGTCAATCCAAATAGCCTTGAAACGACGAAGAACGTCCTTGACATCTTGATTCTCAACTGCTTCAATTTGAGCATCAGTTGGGAATGCCTTGACCAAGCTGTAACCGACATTGTGAATCTTTGGAAGGTCCAAAGAACCATTCTCGGAAACCGATGCAGCAAAGGTTTCGAGACGATCAATGTAAGTTGCAGTTCTGTTGCGATCTTGCTCAAGGAAGAGCCCACCATTGAATGCAGACTGACTATGAATAAGCTCGAGTGCATACATAGTCACTCTGTCACACAACCCTGCTACATCCATATTCGACACTTGTGTTACTGATTCTGCCATTGCTTTCTCCTTTCGGTATTTCTACCTGTTCTCTAGTTATTTATGCTAGATTTAGTTTTCTAAAAAAGTTAATTTATGAAAAAGTGATTCTTGTCTTGTTAACGTATTTTCTATCATGTGGACAACATGAATTCTCCACATAGTAAAGTCCTGTTTTTGCATCGTAAAAGACATCTTCTTTTTCTGGACCGTATTCTCCAACCTTTTCACCGGATTTGACCGAATTTGTATTGGATTTCCCAATATACCCCATATTCCATGTAGAGGGCCTTATTCGTTTAAAATTCTCGTTGGCTTCTCCGGGTATTATTTTAGTTTTCCATGTGTTTGGTCTCAACCTATCTGCCATAACCCATTACTCCTTTTTTTTCGTCATTTTTTGTGATTGTTATCAATCAACATTTGATTTAATGACTTGTCACCAACAATAATTGTTGCCAAGTATCTACCATATTTACCTTTTTTATCTTTTAATGTCTGAAGTACACACTTGTTATCATTTTCTGCGAAAGCGTTCTCTACAAATTTTTTAGCTTCCATGCCTCTGGTTTTTTCAACCAAGTTTCTAGTTCTTATTTCAGGTGTATCTATACCTAACAACCTTACTCTAGTATTTATAAAAATATCAAATCCCAAATCAATTTTTAAATCTACTGTGTCACCATCCACAACATTGACTAGTTCTGCGTTGTAAGTAAACATATATAAGTATTTATATCCTCAGAAGGTTTTGGTTGAAAATTTTGTTTTATAGTTCTGAATGGGGCTATTGTTGTTTAGTAATGTCAAATCAAGTAAAAATTCGGAGTATCCTGACATATTTATGACATATTCTTCACTTTGTTCGTTTGAGGAATATACCTTATTTATTATCTGCTCACCCGAAAGAGTTTTCAGTGACACTCTTACTTGTTTCCCATTGAGGGAAGTCCCCTCCCATCCTATGCTAATCGCATTACCTAATTTCAATACAATTATACTTTGAAGTTCAATTGGAGCGTCATTGGGTATTTCTGGCTCTGGTGATGAAGGTATTCCATTTATTGATAATGTAAAATAGTCACCACAGGATATGAGTATGGTCTTCTTGCTAAGGAAAGAATTTTTTCTTGGTGACTCCACCTTTGACAAATCATCATTTCCAATTCCGAGCTGACCGTCTTGATTTCTTCCCCAACAATAAACGTCACCATTGGAGAGAATGGCAAAAGTATGATAAGCACCAGCAGAAATTTTTTCCACACCGTTTAGATTAACTTTTACTGGACTTTCTTGTATATTGTCATTTCCCAACCCCAATTGTCCATAATTATTCTGTCCCCAAACATACAGTTCACCATTTGAGTTTAGAGCTAGGCAATAGTGGTATCCAGATGTCACATTAACCCAATTATTTTTAATACCAATTTTAGTTGGGGCTGGAGTAGCACTAAAAGATTTTTTACCAGTTCCCATCTGACCATAATTGTTTCTTCCCCAAGTGTAAATTTCCCCATTTTTGGTAAGTCCTATAGCGTGAAATTCTCCACCAGAAATCTTTACCCAATCTCTGTTGCCCTGAGTCAATGCTGGAATCCTAGAATTACTTTTATTTCCCAATCCCAATTGACCGTTGTTGTTCTGTCCCCAAGAATAAAGTTTAAAGTTGGAATCAATAGCGTAACTTTGATTTCCCGAAGCAAAAACATACTGCCAATCATTTTTATTTGATATTCTTTGTGGAACACTGTTGTTTCTTATTGAGTTGTCGCCCAACTGCCCGTATAGATTTCTACCCCATGCGTAAACTTCACCATCTTCTGTAAGAGCAACAGTGTGTGAAGTTCCACAGGAAACCATTTTCCATCTCTTATTTGGGAAAGTAATCATGGTCGGAACAGTTCTTTGCCTTCCATCCCCAGTTCCCAACTCTCCATAAGAATTGTTCCCCCATGTATAAAGATTTCCATTCGTATCTATTGCTCCAACGTGTCCACTACCAGAACTAACCTGTGTCCATATACTTTCACTCAAAGTAATTGTTGGTGTGACCAATTGCTCTCTACTATCGTTTCCATATTGTCCTTTGGAATTTCTTCCCCAAGCCATCACATAACCACTATCTGTGTTTATTGGAATTGAAGGACCAGATGAAGCTAACCCTATCAAGGGGTCAATACTATCTTGACTTACAACCAGTAATTGTGTGGAATTCAATGTTCTGTTGTTTTCTATGATATTCACCAACCCAAAATCTATTTGAGGATTTTGTTCCTGAGTTGGTATCTGTTCTTTTGGAAGTTGAACCACTACATATTTCATTTCTCCAACAACTATCGTCCCAACGCGAACAGACGATGTGTTGTTTGGCGCAATGATGATATCTACCTGTGAATCACCCTTTCTTGTGGTTGTATTATAGTTTTCTATTATTATCCAAGGAGTAGCAGTGTTTATTGCCCAAACACATTCAGGTTTGCTTAATTCAACTGAAAAAGAAGCAGTTCCTCCT